ACACGTCACGTGGTGTTTTGGGCCCACAGCTACTGGCAAAAGTAAATACGCACACGAGGTTTTTGCGGGGGTAGATTTTTTCCGCAAAACCTCCAATCAAGGCAAATGGTGGGATGGTTATGATGCCCACGCAAACGTCATCATAGACGACATCGATAGTAAGACGATGCCATACAAATGCCTGCTTGATTTGCTTGACAGATATGCTTGCGTGATAGAATGTAAGGGTGGAACCCGTCAGTTCCTCGCTAAGAATATTATAGTGACTACGTCACGTCATCCAAAGGATATGTTCTATGGGGAAGACCAACACGGTAGGGAGCTATTAAGGCGATTAGATAGGGTATTAGAGTTTATAGCAATAAACGATATAAAGGAATATGATATGACAGAGTATGTATGCCAAGCGCTATCGAAACAGAAAGCGAGCGACAGCGACGAAGAAGCGTAGTAGAACTCGTAAGAGCACTAATAGCCCTCCTACTGGCGTATTTAAGAAAAAAGTTCTCAGCGTCATAAAACAGCAGGCTGAAGACAAAAGTATTTCATCAACGTTCGACCCATCGTTCCTCCCATATACATTAAACGCTATCAGCGATTTAAGGGAGCTAATACCTGACATAGGGATTGGCGCAAATGACCACCAACGGGTAGGTAGAATGATACACGGTAAGCGACTACAGGTATGGGGTCATTTGGAGTTGACAAATTCGTTGGCCCTTCAAAACGCGCAGGGCCCAACCCGAGTATTTGTCCGTCTTTTGGTCATCAGCGATAAACGTGTCTCTCAGTATGACGCTGTAACATCGACATTTTTAAACAACATAATTGATTTGGGTAGTAGCACGACCAATATTGACGGCACGATTGGCGGTATCAATAACATTCGGTCAATGTATCTACCATTGGACCGAAACACCGTAACTGTCCATTACGATAAGTTATTTTATTTAGATACGCCAAGGACATACAATGTAGCCGGCACACAGCTACAATCGATAGATTTAGGCAATACAATCAAGACGTTTAAAATGAGCATCCCTTGTCGAAAACTTTTACGCTACACTGACAGTAGCAATAGCCCGACAAATTTCGCCCCATATTTGACTGGTTGCTACTTTCAGTCTAACGGCGATGCCAACTCACAAAATTTAGTCAAAATCCATTTCACGACTAAATTTACTTGGGAGGAGATGTAGAATAATTTATCTCAAGAAATATTGTGAGAATGCGGGGCCCTGCCCCGCATTGTTCTGGCACGCGGTAGACCGCTTCGGCACACTTGCCCGAACGCGGGCGCGGTGGGGATGCCCTGCCCTTTAGGGTGTGGCACTTTGCCCCTAACCGCCAGCAGTGCGGGCCTACAAAAAAGAGAAGGAAGTTAGGGCTATAGTATTACCCTAACTTCCGTTCCACTACATCTGTTCCAAGGGCTTAACCCCCCTGAACATCAATTACTTTATATATATGTTCCAAAACGGCTTAAAGACATAGAACATATATATATAATGAGCGGGAAATCAAGGAGCTACTGCTATACACATAACAACTACACCTTAGAGGAGGTCGAGGCGATAAAGAAAATCAAGTCGACATACCACGTCATCGGTTTCGAGATAGGAGAAAGCGGGACACCCCATTTACAGGGATACATCCATTTCGAAAACCCAAGGTCTTTTAAGGCAGTCAAGAAAGAGTTATTTAACGCCCATATAGAAGGTTTGTATGCGAACAGCACGCCCGAGAAGGCCAGTGAGTATTGTAAGAAACCTGAGACGAAGGACCCATCAGTTGACCCTAACGTATGGGAAGAGGGCGAATTGCCCAAACAGGGCAGACGGACTGACGTGGAAATAGTCCGCGAGGAGATAAACAACGGAAATGGTATGAGGGGTGTAGTTCGTGTAGCCACTAATTTATGCCAGATAAAATTGGCAGAGGCAATTTTAAAGTATGAGGAGCCCCAAAGAAACTGGAAACCACACGTCACGTGGTGTTTTGGGCCCACAGCTACTGGCAAAAGTAAATACGCACACGAGGTTTTTGCGGGGGTAGATTTTTTCCGCAAAACCTCCAATCAAGGCAAATGGTGGGATGGTTAT